TTCTATTAAGAAAAAGAAAAACATTAGCAAGAGGAAGATCATTAACAATTCAAACTGGTCCGACAGGAGCAACTGGTGGCTTGACATTAGGCAAACCAAGTTTATTAGGTAGATAGTATGGCACAAACAGATAAAGCAAAAAATTTATTAAAACGATATGATCGTTTAAAATCTCAAAGACAAAACTGGGAAAGTCATTGGCAAGAAGTTGCAGATTATATGCAACCAAGAAAAGCAGATGTAACCAAGTCAAGATCTAAAGGAGATAAAAGAACTGAATTAATTTTTGATTCATCACCATTACAATCAGTAGAATTATTAGCAGCATCATTACATGGTATGTTAACTAACCCATCAACACCTTGGTTCTCTTTAAGATTCAAAGAAGGTGATATGGAAAATGAGGATGAAGCAAAAGAGTGGTTAGAGTCTGCAACAGAAACAATGTATGCAGCATTTAATAAATCAAACTTCCAACAAGAAATCTTTGAACTGTATCACGATCTAATTACATTTGGTACAGCAGCGATGTTCATTGAAGAAGATGATGAAGATCAAATAAAGTTTTCTACAAGACACATCAATGAAATCTTTATTGCTGAAAATGATAAAGGTAGAATCGATACAGTATTTAGAAAGTTTAAATTATCTGCAAGAGCAGCAATCCAACAGTTTGGAGAAGTGTCTGCTAACATTGCAACTACTGCAAAGAAAGATCCGTATGAAGAAGTAGAAATACTTCATGCAGTATATCCAAGAACTGACTTTAATCCTAAGAAACAAGACAAATCAAATATGCCATTTGAATCTGTTTACCTAGAAGCAGGTACTGGTGAAGAGTTATCTGTATCTGGATTCAGAGAGTTTCCATTTGTAGTACCAAGATATTTAAAAGCATCACACGAAATCTATGGAAGATCTCCAGCAATGACAGCATTGCCAGATGTAAAGATGTTAAATGAAATGTCTAAGACTACAATCAAGTCTGCACAGAAACAAGTTGATCCACCTTTATTAGTTCCAGATGATGGATTTATATTACCAGTAAGAACTGTACCTGGTGGTTTAAATTTTTATAGAAGTGGAACAAGAGATAGAATTGAACCATTAAACATTGGTGCGAATACTCCACTAGGTTTAAACATGGAAGAGCAAAGAAGAAACTCAATTCGAAATGCGTTCTATGTAAATCAACTTATGATGCAAAATGGTCCACAGATGACAGCAACAGAAGTTATCCAAAGGAACGAAGAGAAGATGAGATTACTTGGTCCAGTTCTTGGTAGACTTCAATCTGAATTATTAAAACCATTAATCGATAGAGTGTTTGCAATATTAATTAGAAAGAATTTATTTGCTCAACCACCAGAGTTTTTATCTGGTAGAGATATTGAAATAGAATATGTATCTCCATTAGCTAAAGCACAGAAGTCTAGTGAACTACAATCTATTATGAGAGCAATAGAAATCATGGGTAGCTTATCTAATGTTGCTCCAGTATTTGATCACATCAATATGGATAAATTAGTTAGACACTTAGCAGACATTGTTGGTGTTCCACAAAAAGTTTTAAAACCACAATCTGAGTTAAATGCTGAACGACAACAAGCACAAGCTCAACAAGAACAAATGCAACAAATGCAACAGCTACAACAAGTAGCAGAAGCAGGGGGAAAAATAGCACCACTCGCAAAGGCTTTACCAGAAGAAGCTAGAGCTGTAGCTCAAGCAGAAGAATAACTTTGCAAATGGTTTTGTTCTTTGCTTGAGAATCAAGCGAAGCAAATGCTAAATAATTATGAGTGATCTCAAACAATTTGAAAAACAAATAAAAGAAATAAGAGAAGCATACAAACAGATTTTTGAATCAGATGAAGGTAAAAAAGTTTTATCTGATTTAGAAAAACGATGCCACTTTTGGTCTACCACTAATGTAAAAGGTGATAGCCATGAGAGTGCATACATGGAAGGTCAAAGGAGTGTACTTCTATTTATAAAATCAATGCTCCAGAATGATAACACTAAAGGAAAATAAATATGTCACAAGAACAGATAACACAGGAAACTGTGCCTGTAGCAGAGACAACACAACCTACTACAGAAGCACCAATACAAGAGACACAAATAGAGCAACCACCAACTGTTGCTAAGTCTTGGAAAGAAGCAATCTCAGAAGAATTTAGAAACGATCCAAACATTTCTAAGTTTACTGAACTAGATGCTTTGGCTAAATCTTACATCAATGCAACAAGAATGATTGGTCAAGATAAAGTTGCAGTACCAAATGAGAACTCAACTGATGATCAATGGCAAGAAGTTTATGGTAAACTTGGAAGACCAGAGTCTCCAGATAAATATAAACTTGAAGTTAAATCAGATGTTGTTCCATTAGATGAAGGTGCAATTAAATCTTTTGCAGAGAATGCTCACCAGCTTGGTTTAAATAATAAACAAGCTCAAGGTATCTTAGAGTTTTATAAAAATTCTATGGAAGGTTCTGCACAACAAAATCAAGTTGATATGGAAACTGCTCAAGCTCAATCTGAACAACAACTTAGAAAAGAGTGGGGTGGTAACTACGAAGCGAATATTAAAAAAGCAGCAGCTGTTGCTAAAGCAAATATGGATGCAAACATTTTAGATATGCAATTAAAAGATGGTACACGATTAGGTGATAATCCTGCTATCATTAAAGGCTTTGCAAACATTGCTAATCTTATGTCTGAAGATAAACTCGTTAGTACAGAAAGCGAAGGTGTATCTCAAGGTATAGATTATGATGCTGAAATATCTAAAATCGTTAATGATCGAGAAGGTCCGTATTGGAACAAAGCTCATCCAGATCACGATAAGATAGTTCAAAAAGTATTTAATCTAAGAACTATGATGAGTAATGGATAACAAAGAACTTAGATTAGAGATACTTCGTATTGTAGTTGAGAGTGGTTCAGAGAATCAAAAATCTAACCCCTTGCCAATCTGCAAAGAATATTATAAATGGGTTTCTATGGCGGATGAAAATTCGCCAAAGAAAAGTAAGACAATGCGTAAGCACCTTACTGACAACAAGGAAAGCCTTGTAGTCTAAAAGACTTTAAATCCAAGAGAAGCCAAATATTTTTGAGAACTCCTCTGATTTTGTTTAATAATAACTTAACAAATAATAGGAGACAATTATGTCTACACAAATAACAACAGCATTTGTAGAACAATATAGTTCTAACATTCAAATGCTATCACAACAAAAAGGTTCTATCCTTAGAGATAAAGTTAGAGTAGAATCTGTTACAGGTAAAAATGCTTTCTTCGACCAAGTTGGAAGTGTTACAGCATCTGTTCGTTCAACAAGACACGCAGACACTCCTCAATCTGATACTCCTCACTCAAGAAGAAGAGTTTCATTGGTTGATTACGAGTTTGCAGATCTTATCGATGATCTAGACAAAGTAAGAATGTTAGTAGATCCAACTTCTACTTACGCATTAGCTGCTGCTTATGCAATGGGTAGAGCAATGGATGATGCTATCATTACTGCTGCTACTGGTTCAGCTGATACTGGTGTAGCTGGTGGAACTGCGGTTGCATTACCATCATCTCAGATCATAGCTGAAGCTGGTACAACTGGTATGACTATCGCTAAGCTAAGAGAAGCAAAAGAAATAATCGACTTAGCTGATGTTGATCCTTCACTACCAAGACACATCATCGTATCTCCTAAACAGATCACAGATCTATTAGGAACTACTGAAGTGACTTCAAGTGATTTCAATACAGTTAAAGCATTAGCACAAGGTGATATTAATACCTTCTTAGGATTTAATTTCGTTGTGTCTAACAGATTAGCTGTTGCGACTCAAATCAGAGATTGTATCGCTTTCGTAAGTGATGGAATTGGTTTAGCAGTTGGTAAAGATTCAACTGCAAGAATCGATGAAAGAGCTGACAAAGGATATGCTACTCAAGTTTACTATTCTGCTGCATTCGGTGCGACTAGAATGGAAGAAGACAAAGTAGTTAAAATCCAAGCATACGAAGCATAATCGCTTTACTTTAGGTGGGGGAGTAATCCCCCATCTATTATTATGAAACAAATAAAAGATTTAAAAACAGTATTGCATTTTAAAAAGGGAGATTATGTCTACAGATATGTATTAGTAGACAGATTTAAAAATGATGGTAAGTATCATTATGGTTTTGATGTAAAGAACGAAAGAACTACAGAAGAGATCTTTGCATTAGAAAAAGATAGACAAATTAGAAGAAAGTATATTATAAAGGATTAATATGGCATCAGTAGTAGATATTTGTAATGGAGCATTAAATCAACTTGGTGCATCAACTATATTATCATTAACAGAAGATTCAAAGAACGCAAGACTTTGCAACGCAAGATACACACAAGTTAGAGATAGTTTATTTAGATCTCATCCTTGGAATTGTTTAATTAAAAGAGTTGAACTTGCAAGAGATACAGCAACACCTTCATGGGGTTTTAGTTATCAGTTTACTTTACCTGCGGATTGTTTGAGAGTGCTTACTATTTTAAATTATGATTATGATTATAAAATTGAGGGAAGAAAGATTGTAGCAAATCATGCTACAGTTAAAATACAATATATTGCAAGAATTGAAGATCCAAATCAATATGATGAACTATTAAGAGAAACTATCTCAGCTGCACTTGCTGCTGATATTGCTTATGCAGTAACTTCATCTAATCCAACAGCTTCTAATATGTATACCTTGTTTCAAGATAAATTAAGAGAAGCTAGATTTGTTGATGCTACTGAAGGTCAGAATACAAATCCAGATGATGGTCAATCAGATGTGATAGGAGCTTCTTCATTTATAAACTCAAGGTACTAACCAATGGCTAGAGTTGCGGTACAATTAACCAATTTTACTGGTGGTGAATTATCACCAAGACTAGATGGTAGAAACGATCTAGCTAAATACCCTACAGGATGTAAGACATTAGAGAACATGATTATCTACCCACATGGTAGTGCTGCAAGAAGATCTGGTACACAATATGTAGCAGAAGTAAAAGATAGTTCTAAAGAAACAAGATTAATTCCTTTTGAGTTTAGCACAACACAAACTTACATACTTGAGTTTGGAGATCAATACATAAGATTCTATAAAGACAATGGTCAAATATTATCTGGTGGATCAGCTTATGAAATATCTTCACCTTATTTAGAAGCAGAACTATTTGATATTAAGTTCGCACAATCTGCTGATGTAATGTATATCTGTCATCCAAGTCATCCAGTACAAAAGCTATCAAGAACAGGTCATACTTCCTGGACACTTTCTGAAGTTGATTTTCAAAATGGTCCATTCATGGATCATAACATTTCTACAACAACATTAACTGCATCACATACTGCAGTTGGATCTAGTGGTAATTTAACTCTATCATCAACTACTGGAGTTAATAATGATCAAGGTTGGTTATCAACTGATGTTGGAAGACTTGTACATTTTAAAGATGGTCATTACAAAATAACAAGTTACACATCACCAACAGTTGTAGTTGCTCTTTCTATTGTTGCTCCATCTTCTGCTTCTGCATCTACTGACTTTGCTTTAGGATCATTTTCAGATACCACAGGTCATCCTTCTTGCGTAACCTTCTTTGAACAACGATTAGTATTTGCTGCAACATTATCACAACCACAAACATTATTCTTTTCTAAGTCTGGTGATTATGAAAACATGGATGATAACTATCATGGAACAGTAGCAGATGATGATGCTATTATTTATACAATCGCATCTAACCAAGTAAACGCAATACGATTTATGACAGCTACAAGAACTTTAATCATTGGTACAGCTGGTGGTGAGTTTGCAGTTAGTGGTGGTGGAACTGATATTGCAATCACACCTACAAACATATTAATTAAAAAACAATCTAACAATGGTGCTGCAAATGTAGATGCACTAGCTGTTGGTAATGCAACATTATTTTTACAAAGAGCTAAAAGAAAACTAAGAGAACTAGCTTACAACTTTGATGTTGATGGTTACATTGCTCCAGATCTTACAATCCTTGCTGAGCATATTTCAGAAGGTGGATTTAAACAACTATCATACCAACAAGAACCTAATCAAATTATTTGGTGTGTAAGAAATGATGGTCAGTTAGTTGGATTAACTTATCAAAGAGAACAACAAGTTGTTGCTTGGCATAGACATATATTTGGTGGAGCATTTGGAAGTGGTAATGCGGTTTGTGAAAGTGTTGCAACAATTCCAACAGATGATTCTGAATATCAAACATGGGTAATTGTAAAAAGAACAATCGATGGAACTACAAAAAGATATGTTGAATATATTCATAACTTAAACTTTGATGAAACAGATGATACTTCATTTAATTTTTTAGATTCACAATTAGAATATGATGGTAGTGCTGTTACAACTATATCTGGATTATCACACCTTGAAGGTCAAACTGTATCTATCTTAGCAGA